CCTCCTTTTGTGCCGATGCCAGTTTCTGTTGCGCCCGGGTAGTTTCGTCCGTTGATGCCGTCCACGACTGGTATGCTTTTACGGCGCCGTAGATAAGGGCGACAACGGCAAGTATCGGGAACGCCTTTACGACTGTATTCAGGATGCCCTGTGCGACTGCCTGCCGGCGCGTGGCATCGGTGAGCAGAGCGTAAGCCGCCGACTGGCGTATGGTTGCGAGCGTGGCTATGATGGCCTCGCGGTTGAACGCGGCGACCGCCAATGCCAGCGCAAAAAACTCTGCCTTGTTTTCGGAGATAAGTTTGGGCAGCCCGGCCAGAGCGTTGATCAGATCGGCTACCAGGTTGATGCCGGTCGAAAGGAAGTCCTGAAAGTCGGTGTTGACTGTCAGGTTCACAATAGCATTGCGGACCTTGGCTATGGACGCGCCAAACGTTTCGTTTTTCTTCTCGAACTCCTGTTGCACAGACGCTGTGCTTTCGAGTGCCTGACCGGCTTCTGTGACGCGCTGCCTCAGCAGGTCGAAGTTTTGCCCGAGTTTGCCGAACACCTCAAGTTCGCGGCTTCCCTTGATGCCCAGTTCCCCAAGCAGCCGGATGAACTCGGTATTTTTCTCCGTGCTTTCCTGTGCCCCTTTGGTCACCAGCCCGAAGGCCGTAACGATGTCCGTCTCGACTATCTTCCTGAACTCATCGGCGCCTTTTCCGGCGATTTGGGCGAACTTGTCCGGAGCCTCACCGATACGGAACAATGTCTTTTGCACAGCGGTCGCTCCGCGCTCTGCCGACACGCCCAGTTCGTCGAGCGTGGCGCTCAAGCCGAACAGCGAAGCCTTGCCCACGTCGAGCGGCCCGGCGATACCGGACAGCCGGTTGACAAAATCCGCAATGGCCGGCGACGTGGCGTTGCCGGAAGCAGACAGGAAGTTTAGCGCATTGCCGATCTGCAGGATGTCTTTGCCGACATCGTCCGTTTTGAGGCCGGGTATCACATTGCGCAGCGTGGCTATCTGCTTAGTGACTTCCTCTACCGACCCGCCGAACTCATCTTTGAGCGCCACTGTAACAATGTCCGTGGCCTTGGTGAACGAGGCAAGGTCCTTTTCCACAACGCCCAACTGCCCGCCAATCTCCGCTATTTGGAGTTGTTCTACCAATGACGTGCGGGTGTTCCGAAACTTCAATTCCTCCTGCAACTTTCGAATGGACGGTATGGAGGCATTGGCGGTCTTTGCCACGTTCGCTACCTCGTCAGAGGCGCGGGCGTTGGCGTCTATGAATTCCGTTATCCCGACCGTCAGGCCGATGATGGGCGCGAGTTTTTGCGTGACCGAAACAAAGCCATCAAACGCGCTGGCATAGTTGCCCACGTTGCGCGTATAAACGCCCATGTTCTTGTCAATGTCCTTGAGTTGCTTGTCGAGCAGTTGGATGTTTTTCAGGATGGGGTCTCCCTGCCCGGCCTTTATCTGCGCTTCTCCCAGTTGTTTGTATTCGGCTCTGAGTTGCTGTAGCTGCAATTCGAGGTCGCGGTAAGAGCCAGCCGCCACCTGTGTTCGCTCGAAGGCGATTTGCTGCTTTCGGATTTCATCGTTCAACAACTTCTGCTCGCCTTTCGCGGTGGCGATTTTCTTGATAAGGTCATTGTACACATCAGACCCCTGCTCTGCGCCCTGCAATTCCTTCCTGAGTTGAGCGACGCTTTTTCGCGTCTGGTCAATTTCCTCCCGTAGTTGTCGCTGCCTGGCTTCCAGTTTGGTCGTGTCGCCCGTGCCGGTTCCGGCCTGCGCGTCTGCGAGGCGGCGCGAAACGGACGCCAGTTCCTCGCTCATGGACTTCAACTTGCGCGTGAGCACGTCGAGCGCCTTGGACTTCTCGTTGATGTCCTTGAGTATCTGGCCGGACTGGTCCAGCGTGGCGTTCACTTCCCCAAGTTGCGCAAGCACCTCTTGGTCGCCCTTGAGTTGAAGCCGTAGCGATATGACTCTTTCAGAACCCATTTATTCTTCGTTTTCAGGTGCGATGTCAGGTACAATGGGGTCAAGGTCTGGATCGTCGTAGGTGACGGCATCCATATCTTCTTTTTTGGGGGCGACATATTTGATGAACGTGCCATCGCATTCATCGCCAAGCAGCGCCTTGTAGTTTGCCAGTTCGAGCAATATCCACACCGATTCGTTTGAATCGAACGGCAGCCGCGCCATGTTGCGGTAACTCAGCGCCGCCACCGTTGGCAGCGCAATGTTTATCAGCCCTTTCAACTGCTGACCTTCTTTGATGCAGGAAATATAATTGGGATAAAANNGGGCGGTGTCCTTCGACACCAAATCAGCGTAAGCCGGTGCAAAATCCCAATCGGCAAGAGCGGGGCCGCCGCCGATGTCAATCCATTTTTGCTGTGTTATCCATGGTGCTCGTGCGCCCTCGCTGAAATAAGTCGTCTCCGAATCGTCGTAATGAAACGCGAAGGAAAGCGCATTTGGAAACATAATTCCGCACTTCGGATTGCCCTCATACGTCGGCATCTCTTCCCGTTTTTCCGGTTGATTGAATGGTGTCCAGATAATGCCCGGCAATTTATTTCCTCGTTTATATGATGATGGCAAAATTGTGGGCAGATAGGCGTCTTCGCGCAATTCGATGTCTGACGGCTGGCTTTGATAGAGCGTGGCGAAATAAGGGTTTTGCGATGTTTTGCCCTTTACGCCCCGGTCGTTGAACTCAATGTCCGTATGATATGGCGGCATCTTTTTGTCGGCTGTCCGTTGCAAAGCTGCAAGCGTAGCCTTTTCAAGAGGGTCATTACTGTCGTCTTTATAGGCCATCCGCAGCGATTCGCCGAACGGCGACAGGTATTCAACCTCAACCTGTTCAGCGTCAATTTCATAGGTCTTTAGCGGGTAATCACGCCGGTAAAATCCCTTGCGTGTCACAGGCGCTCCATCCTCGATGAGCGTGTAGTCAAAGCGCGGCTCACAGAAAACGCGCTTTGTCACATCATCTACCGCCCAAGCCAAACAGAACATGTGCGAGATGCCGCGTAGGAACGCCTTTACCTCCTGATCCGGAAGGCAAGAAGCCACGTCAATATCGGATCCAATGAACGGCTTGTTGAGCATGTACACATGCACCTTTACCGACCGGATGTTTACCTCAAAGCCGCTGGGCGTGACTTCGGTCAAACAGATGATGTGTATTTGGTCGCCGGCTTCCAGAAGAAACTCAGCCTCGACCAGAATCCCGGGGCTGTCTATGGCCGTCGCTGTGACGGCAAACGTCGGCTCGAATATCGGCGTGGGGTTGCCCGGGCGAATTACATATAGCGTCAGCTGATCAATGTCGTCCTCGGAATTGATGGTCACCTTTACCTTGTAGTATCCCGGTATTTGCGCCTCGATGTAGTTGACGTAGTTTTTGTTGACATAGTTCGGCGGACTGACCTCAAACTGTGGCTGTCCGTTCTCGAAATACATTGTTGAGGGATCATCATCCGGCTCATAGATAATGTAGATGCCTGAAACAAACCCAATCGTCCAACAGGTTTGAGTGCCAAAACTGGCCTTGATGTAGGCCGTCTGCCAATCCGGGTCGTGGAGTTTCCACAGACTGCCTACGCCGAATGTATGTGCGTGACGCCGGAAAAAGTAGGTATCAAAAAACTCTGACACTATTGTGTAGCCCTGTGCCTGAAACATTGCATCCACAATGGGCTTGAATCCTACCGATGGCCGGAAGTCTTTTATGTCGAATACGCCGGTGCCTCGTTCCGATCCATACACCACCGGACAAAACCATGCCTTGAAAACAGAGAAGTCTGTGTCGTTCCAGTTGGTCAGGATGTTGGCAAAACTCCAGGTGATTTCCCCAAGGTCCAGCGAACGGAGCGAAACGCCTTCGAGTTTTTCCCAAAGGCTCAGCCCATCGCCAAGCAGTTCGACAAGGTGAGAGGCCGCCGCGCCGCTTCGCTTCGAGGCTTTTTTCAGGATGCCCGGCCCGGCAAAAATCATAATGCCGTTCACTATCAGTTTCACACCTACCCGGGTGGATCCGCGTCCCAGGGCGCTTTGTTGCATCAGCGACTGCAACTTCGCCTGGTTGCCCGGGGTGCCGGGTATGGCCAGCGACTTGAGCACGTTGTCCACCTCTGCCCCGTCCGCGCCGACGATTTCCAAGAACTTATCCGTCCGCTTTCGCAGAGACGCCGGGATTGACTTCAACTCGTTGTAGTCAATCGTCTGGTTATTGATGTAGAGTTCTACTTGTCGCATCAGACGCGCTGGCTAAATCGCTGTTTGGAGTAGATACAAGTGAACGTGAATTTCTTTTCCGATATGTCGAACTCGTCCGTTTGGACGACGATTGGGTAAAACCGCGTGGGCGCCCCGGGCTGATCCGCTGGCTCCTTCTCGATAAAGGCGAACGGCGTCATCGCCAACTCCTGCAGCCAAACCGCCTGCTTGTCGGTGAAGCCCGCTACTTCAACCTCAAACCCCTTGTCGCCTTTTACCTGCCCGCGCATCCGAACGTGCGAGCGCGTGATGGGCGACGAACCAAAGATGAAGTCGTCAGGCAATTTCTTTTCGTATGGGTCGTCAGACAGTTTCAATCCGTCGCCGGGCTGTGACTTTACCGGAAAGAAGTCCCATACGCCGTGGCGGTTCAGGAAGTGAATCCGGTAGGTGACGCATATTGTTGGCTCCCAGTTTACGTAATAGCGCCGAGCCTCGGTTATCTGGTCGGTCGTGCCTGCCTCAGCGCCATACACCTCGTAGTACCTTACCTGGTCATTCTCAAGCCCCATCTCCGTGCCGCCTCCGATGATGTGCTCCTCATCCCACGCCATGTTGAGCATATTTAGACCCCCGACGCCAAGTCGCAAAATCCGGTTGTCCGTATCGCCTGGAACAATCCTGCCCCAACTGCGGAGCAGCCCAAAAAAACCACCAGCACGGAAGTTCACAATCCACGTCATTTCAATATCGTCCCGGTTGTACATATACAGGTACTCGTTCGTGAATAGGTCCGTAGATGTGCGCAGCGGCTTGGAAGTAAGGAAGCGCCGGTCGGTAGCAAGGAAGAACTCTTGCATGCTCGGCTCCTCTTCCTCGACACGCACGGCATTGATCACCCGGTAGGCAATGGAGGTTTCCGTACTGGCATCGTCCCTAACGAGCAGGTTGTTACTGTCCGGTTTCCACGACGTGAAGTCGCATTCAACCAGCGCCACGTGAGGTGAGCCAAAGTCGGCCTGGGCGCCGGTGCCAGCGCCGTAAACAGGCAGCAGGTCGCGGGGCAGAAAAATTTGCTGGATCACCTCTCGAATATCCAGCCGGAAAGTACATGTGTCGGTGCCGGATGCGCTGGTCACCTCAATGGCTTCGTAGTACAGCGTTTCGAGCGTCACGCCGTTGTTCTTCACCACCACTTCCAGCGCGGCGGGCGGCTGGCCGGTCGTAACTGTCTCCGTGACGATGAACGTCTGCGACACATACGCGGCGTACAGAAGTCCGCCGATCGGTGCATCCACTACTACGAGTGCCATTGTTTACTTGCGTTGGTGAACTTCGTTCGATTATCATGCCCGATGACCGAGAATCGAACGAAGTTCAGTTTTTGGAAAAACTCAAATAGGACGCGTTTGCCTTTGCCACTTGTTCGAGCATCGCGTCAAACGCATCCTCAATATAGTCACCTGTAATCACCTCTACATCGTCCTGCCACTGGACATTGTACCGGTTGTAGATGTAGTCTATCCACATGGTACGCCGCCCGTTTGAAGTGAAGCGGTAACTTCCCCGGGTCGGCATCCCTTCCTTTTTCATCGCCGTTGCCATTGCAAAGGCAATGCTGCGAACGCTTTTGTCCAGCCCACCGGCAATACCTTTCAGTCTTATCCACCCCATCAGCGCCTCGATGAACTTGGAAGACTTCGCGCCGCTACCCCGGGAGTAGGGCACTCGCTCGGCACTCAAGCCGGTATTGACGATGATGCCGTAATCCAGGTGCGACAACTCAAGGTCAACAGCCTCCATCGTTGCTTTCACCTTCGCCACCACCGACGCAATAAGCCTGCCAGTGGCGCGGTGCCCCTGGTTTTCGAGTTCCTGAATGAACAGATGAGCCAAATCAAAAGCAAACTCCTCGTATCGTTTCAGGAAGGTTTGTCTGGCTTGTTGCAGCGTCATTTGTCATACAGCCATTTTTCAGCCGGCGTCACAAGAACACCGTCGCCATCGTACACATAATTGAACGCCACTTCGGGCGGGCAGTAGTCGGTTTCCAAATACAGGTTGGTGATCAGGATCACCGTGTTGTCAGATCCCTGGTAAATCAAATCGCCGGTCGTTTCAGCATTGCCAACGAGTATCTGGCTCAGTGTTTCAATTTCCTCGAATGTGCCGCCGTGCGTCTTTACCCACGCCGCATCATGCCATCCATCGGCGTAAGAGCCTGACAGAATTTCGAGTTTCTTCCAGTTGCGCATGGAGCGCAAGAAGCGCAGCGCAAGTATCCTCAAGTCGCGGCCAACTTCTTCGACCGCGCGGTTCATGCTGTACTGGTCGGAATAGGATGTGCCCTCGAAGGGCAGTTGGTCAATGACAAAGAAGTTGATTTTGTGCCGCTGTTTGACCACGCCCCCGCCGATGGGGTGAAAGAAGGTCATAGTGTCCTCGGCCAGCCCGACAAGCGGGTATTCTATCCTGATGCCCTGCCGGTAGGCGTTGGTATCGTAGCCGCGAACAAACAGGTAGGGTGGCCGCGCCGCGCCGATGGCTTTGTTCAGGTTATCGGCTTCGATTTCCTGCAACGAGCGCAACACGGCGAAGGTGTTGGGGCGCTTTGCCACGTACTCGTGGCCTTCCGCGTTCGGATAGGTTGCTGGCCAGGCTTTCACCATCGCCGCACAGATGCCATAGAATTCGGTTGGATCGGTCATGTCTTTTCCGGCTTTTCATCGGAAAGCAGGTGCCGTTGCTTTCCTACCCAAATCATGGCCTCGTAGAAGTTCGAGGCCAATGCACCTTCCATTTTGGTCAGTTCGGGCCGCCCGAATCGGTCTCCCTCCGCGATGGTGTCCAGGACGATATACCACCCCCAGACATTCCACTTTTGATGCGCGTTCTTGAGTTTCCCCGCCTCCTGAACGGAGTTTATGAGCGTGTAGAACGCATACGCGATGTACGGGTGACGGCCAAGCGAATCTTTGAAATTCGCAAAAAAAAAGCCATGTCCAGACAAACGGACATTGGCGCATCTGCGAACAACTCAATCCTGTTTTCCAAAAAGCGCCGCCTTGCGTTGTATTCCAGAGGTACCTGCTCAATGCTGCCGTCCTTCAATACCCGGTGCGATAACACAGCGACCAGCGCCCGGTCAACGTGGTACTTGCGGTCGGCAAGGATGTACTCCCCGCCGTTGTCCTTCGCGCTGTACACATGCTCGATTTGCAGCGCCTCAATCGCCTCGGCGGTCGTCAGTTCCTGCCCCCACCACTGATGCCCCATATTGTCCACCACCTTTTGCGGCCAAACGTAGGTGTGACCTTTCCACTCGAAAGTATTTCTCTCTTTCGGCTCGTACCCGTTTATGATGCTGTCCAGTTCCAGGTACAGCGTAGCCAGTGCGGTTTTTCCGTCCGCTATCGGCGGGAACATCCTGAGCAGGTCGGCAGCCTTCGCGTCCACTACGCAGGTCATCAGGTCGGCGAGGGTGTAAAAGAACTCGCCCCAGTGATCCTCGTCCCACTCTTTCATCATGGCCTCCCGCTTCGGTTTATCGGCCCGCTCCAACTCCTTAAACCAATCCGGCGCCTCGTTCTTGCGCAACTGGAAGTCTGTCCACTGGCGCATCGTTATCTCCTCCGCGCTCGACGGAAAAGACAGTTCGCGCCGGGCAGAGCGCATCACCTCTTTGCCGTTTTCAAACGCGGCTGTGGCGATGGTGACTTCAAATACTGTCATTGGCGATTCCCAACTTTTCGCGGATGAGTTGCTGCAGGTACGCAGCTTTTTGGTTGGGCTTCTTGCCTTGCTCCGGATCGCCATCAAGGGCTTTAATCATGCCCACGATACCGCCCTCATTGTAGGTTGTCACCACGACGTTGGGCGACATCTTGACAATCTTGCGGTACAGTTCGTTGACATCATCCTGCTCCTGTTCAGTTGCCGCAGGTTGAGCAGTGCCGGTCATCGAGGCTGCGGCCAATGAAGGGTCCGCGAATACCGGCTGGCTTGGCGGTGTGCGGCTGAATCGGGTGGCAGACGTGCTGTTTTGAACCGTGCCGTCGCTTGCCGTGCTCCGGTCACCTTTGGCAAGGCGCCCGCGCATTTGCAGCGCCTTTTCGGTGTTCACTTCTGCCATCGCCCGTTGGAGATAGAGTTTAACGGCCCGCGCCTTATGGCTTGAGCCTTCGAGGTTGTGTGCGGCCTCGAACGATTGTTCGAGCAAGGAGATAAGTTGGTCCATTATTGATTGCGAATTTGTGATTGCATTTGTTGCGCGGCGGCCATCCTGTTGAGCCACACCGGGTCAATCGGCATCTGTGTGCCTTCTTTGACCCCAATATATGTGCCATCTTTCCAGAGGCTTGGATATTGCCCCTGCATGGTGGCTATGTAGTCCGGGAACACCCGCAGGTATTCCACCACTCCGACGATACCCTGCGCATAGTAGAACTTGCGCAGTTTAAAGGCGTGGTTCAGGTCGCGCAGCGCGATGCCGGGGACTTCATACGTCTGCCCGTACTCCACCGGTAAGACCAGCCCGCCCTTCTTTACCTCGTGCACCCCCTGCCGTATGAGGTCCGCGCCGGTAGTCTGTGTGATAATGTTGTATTCCTCACAGGTCGGCGGCAATTTTTTGGCAATCGCCTTTATCTGTTCGGCGATGTCGTCCGTAACGGAGTAGAGGGGTTTTGCTTTTTTGTTTATTCCGTTGGTGTGCATGTTGCAGTAGTTTGGGGCAAATGTAACATTTTCAACAAAAAAACGCCGCGCCCTTTGACAGGCGCGACGCTTCGCAGTGCAAGATTCATACTAAGGGGCAAAGGTAATCAATCTTCGCCGCCTTCGTCAGAAGAAAGCGCGTCAATGGCGTCGTTCATGGCTTTGACAGCCGCCGTGAGGTCGAGCGATGCGTCGGCGAACGCCTCCAGCGCAGCCTCGACTTCCGGGTTCTCGTGCCGAATGACTTTTTTGAGGCCGTTTCGGTAGGCGTCTTTCTGGTCATCGGTCAGGTCGTCCAGGAATTGCCCGATGGGGTTGGTCACTTCCAGGATACCGGTGGTGTAATCTTCGAGGTCTTCTTCGGGCGCCAGGTTTTCTACGGTGAGAAGAGCGGCCTGCGCCTTCCCGCCCGCATTGAACGCGGCTTTGACAACCGCCTCCAGTTCGTCGTTTTGGAAATCAATTTGGTTGCCGAGACCGGCAATGATGTTACTCAGGTCTGCCATTGATGTGTACAGTTTTGGTGAACAATAGTGAGCCGTGAAGGTAGGAAGCCGGATTTAAAGTCGCGGTTAATTTCGACAAACAAAAAAGCGCCGAGTGCTTTCGCAGCCGACGCTAATAAACCCCAAAAAACCAAATGAAAACAATCTTTGCTTTAGCACCTCTGCCCGACCCATTGGGTCACCTCTGGGCCGGGCGTGACACGTAACGGTATCTTTATGGGAGCGAACCCCCGTGTAGTACAATGAACAATGGCACAAATATAGGGGCATTATTCAAATAAAGAATAGAAGCCTCAAAATTATTTGCTGCTTCTTTTCCGGCGCTTCTTTCTAAGGCTGAATATCGAGCGCATACTGAGCGCGTCAAAATAGTCCGGGCTGTATCCAATCTTCGCCTTCACATCGTCCTTGTCGGTCATAGTGAAGCGGTTGGACGCATCAAACCCGGTCTTTCTGTGGGCGTCAAACTCTTCGATTATGCGCTCCTGAACAATGTCGTCGGCTACATTCAGAAACGCCTGCCACGTGTTCACCCGCTGCGAAAAGTGGTATGCACACTGGGTTTTCAGGTTCTTGAAGAGAACCTTGGTGCCGTCCTCTTCCTCCGGCTTGTCGCCACCCCGGAAGTCTATCGCGGATTTCAGCCAGCCACGCAGGAAGTTTCCCATACCGGCGCTGTCGAAAGCGATGTTCGTACCGGGTATGCCGTGCCGGTTTTTTACTTCCAGCATTTTGTCCAGCACCATCTTGCCGTCCCCCTTCTCGTAGGTGTAGAAATGCGTAGCCCTCCACCCGTCCCAAACAACAATCACAAACAGGTCGCTTCCCTCCATTGCGATGTCTGCCGTCATGTACTTTTCGCCGCCCGCCGCGTGCGTGTTGGTGAACACGTCCTGCAATGCCGTGTAGTTGAATAGTTCATCCTCGTTTACCGCAGCATACCAGCGCCCCTTTAGCAGTTGCATCGCAGTCGTTTCGTCCTGTGCCAGCAGGTTTGCGCGGTACGACGGGTCTTTTTCCAAAAGCAGCGGGTTGTCTGACAGCGTACCGCCGATAAATGCCAGCGACTTGATGGAGTTCAAGTCATAGTCCTGTCGGTCCCCCGGCGCTATCTGGTCGAGTACCGATTGGGCGTTGTCGCCCCATATCAGGCGCTTCTTTACCCTTGTAACCCATCTTACCCGTCCGTCGCGTTCAGGGATGGGGTAGCCGCGCAGCCGTTCATCCGGGTGATCGTCTGGTACCAGCCACCACTGGATCAGGTCCTTTACCCAGCCCCTTGACTGTGGGTTGGTCGTGCAGCGCATATAGGGCTTTACCCCGCAGGTCGAACGATTGCGGGTGAGCATGTACCAGAACTGGTTTGCAAGGAAATGGGTAAGTTCGTCGAAGCCGATAAGCGGGACCTGTGCGCCCTGCCATGCGTACATGTCCTTTTCGTACTGCATGTGGCTGAACTTGACCCGGGCGCCCGATGGGAATATCCACGCGGCGCTATGTTCGAGCGGTCGGGGGCGCAAAGGCCTGTGCAAAGCGCCGTACAGTTGTACCGACGTGTCCCACAGGCCGCCTTCATTGCGCACCTGGGGCATGGTGCGGCGGAAATTAACAGAGCCAAAGTTCGGATTTCGCACATGCCGGGCGTTCTCCATCAGCAGGGCGAAGGATTTACCGGCGCCCGCCGCGCCGCCGCCGATTACAATATCGGCTTTTGACGCCAAAAATTTTTGCTGAAAACCCGGTTGCGGCCTGCACTCCATATTTTGTTTGGTAAAACGCTATGTGAGTTCAGGATTATTCATGTCGCCATGAGCCGAATCTTGTTCGGTTTTGGCGTCGCGTCCGTTGTCGGGCAGGTAAATGATTATACCGCCGTCCGTGTCGTTGCCCTGCGAGTCTGTGAACGCCACTTTGGATGTCGGCTTGCCATACGCGCGGTCGTAGATGTCGCGCATAACCTTGGTGTCCTTGTCCGCAATAGCCTTGAGAATGCACTTTGCGTGGAGTATGACGAATGCAGACAGGTCGTTGCGTTTTACGATGTTGCGGAGTTCTGCCGGCGTTTGCTCGCACAGCCAGCGC